GAATAAGGGGTTGGTAAGTAGACGAGCAGGTTGTGCAGGTCTGCACAACACCAAAGCCTGGGCAATGGCGCGCAGGTTATGCAGGGTGTGTTAGTTGAACAAGCCTGCGTAACTACAGGGCTTCTGGGAGTAATCCAGGTGCCGTCGAGGTTGTGCTAGGTTGTGCAGGTTGTGCATCGGGCCTCTCACAGCCCTTTGCAACTCTCCACGCAGCCTGCCAAGCGATATCTCGCTTGAGTACTTCCTTCCAATCGTCCTGCGATAGCTGGATCACTACTCCCTGTGGAGTAGCTGCCAGCCTGAGGCTCGCTATCCCGATCTCATCAGGTGGGTTTGGGAACAGGCACGGAGGGGGCTGTAGTTGGACCACTACCGGGGGTTGTGGAATCGGCTTCACCAGAGGTGGGCACGTTGGGCACGTTCGGCAGCATGCTACCAAAAACACCATGACTAGCAGCAACGAGATCTTCATCACTAGCTCCATCTACGTCTGCGATGCGCCGAGCAGCTAGTTCATTCTGAACTAACTTGAGTGAACGCTTAGTATCTTCCAGACCCACAAGGGCAAGTGTTCGCTCGCCTGCGTACTGTGCAGCCTTGGTTGCCCAGAGGTCTCGATCGGCTGCGATCTTATCGAGGTTGATCTCAGCCTCAGCCTGCGCTCGCATAGCGGCTGTCGCCTTCTCACCATACGAAAATGCCGCCCGCCCTAGGATGATGTATCCTAGAACGAGCGGCACCAGCACAAGGCTGAACCCGATAGCAGTTGACCAGTTCACGCAGTCTTAGCCACGGGGCTGAAGAGACCGATGAGCGCGTAGAGGGCTGCGACTCCCATACTCACCAGTGTACCCCCCATGAACAAAGCATCCACACTTGCAGCTAGCACGGTTCCAACACCTGCGATGGCCATAGCGGTTCGTCCCTTGTTCATCCACGCTAGTGTCTTGATGTTCTTACCGATAGTGCCTAGAGCCTTCGAGAGCCCAAAGAGTCCGATGAGGATGGCAGCAAACCAACCCTTGCTCTTGGCTTCCTTGAGACTACCGAGGAAGTCACCTGGGTGTTCGACAGGGTTAGGAACTGACTCACTTGGCTTGGTATCTGGCACGGGGGCGATTCCTGCATCCTGTGCAGCAGCCACCATCGCACTTCCCGCATCGACACCCTGGGCATACAGCATCCTCGAAACACCGAATCCGGCAACGTACATCACCAGAATCATACCTGCGATGAGCAAAATCTTATTCATCTTTCACATCCTTTACAGCGGGTTGTTTGAAGTACAGCTTCCACATATCCTCACGAATCTTTTCGATATGGCGGTAGTTATCTAAGACTGTTTTCTCCACACTGCGAAGCCTCATCTCGCTGATGCCTTCTTTTTCACCCCTGTCGTACAGACCACGAGCTACTCCAACAAGAGCACTTCCAGCAGCCGTCAAAGCAGCAAGCGCCAGCGCCTGCCAGAACTTTATCTTGCGATTTACGGAGGCTAGGTCCTTAGCTTGTTGACGAACCTGGTCGCCAACATCCATCCCAACACCTGCACTGTGTGCGATGTTAGAAAGTCGATCTGCAGTCCTTTTCGCCACATGCGTTGAATGCTCCCAAGCATCCGCAGCGGTGATGTCGTGTGGACGAGGAGTAACTTCCTCCTCTAGATCAGCATATGGCTTGAAGTCCAGATCAGTCCTCTGCACCGGAGACGCGTTGCGCTCCTGTGTGGGCATCTTCCACCGACGTGGTGGTTTCTGATCTTCAGCCACCAGATAGTCTACCAGAGAGGGGGTTGGAGTGCCACTTCAGTATCTCCTATTCAATCACAGCCACTGATGGAAATGAACCAACCGTGGGGCTGTGACTGGTGGTTGAGTTGTAGGTGTAGAAGAAATCTTGGATTAGTTCCAATGCGATCTGACCATTTTCCATAGTCCCCTTATCCACCTTTGCAATCCTGAAGACCACCTGATCCAGATTATAGTTTGGCCATGAAACCCGGAGCGCATTTCCAGGGGTCTGTGAGAAGAACGATCGACCAACCACTGCTCGGCATCTCATGATGGGACGGCTTCTGGCCGCTAGCTCTCTGGCCGCAATTATCTTGGCTCTAGAAATATCGGTTACACCTGGAAATTGAAGTGTGAGATCGCGAACTTCTGGATTGATAGCACCTACTGCGTTGGCTTGATTTTGAGCTACCGCGGATGCTTCTCTGTAGTTATTAGATCTGTTTGTGAAGACAACTTTGATTCTGGTGTACGTATCGGTCCAAGAACCAGCCGAGAAACTTTCTAGAGATTCACAGTTGCGGTTTGTGATTAGTGGTATCTGACTGAATACGTAGTCTGGCCTGATCAGTTTGATCTTCAGTAGCCCAGTGGTTGGGTCCTCGTACATGACTCCGTCGATCTGCTTAAGGATATCCTGAATGTGACTTTCAGCAGAACGTGTTTCCTCAATACTTCGTGCATAACCATGACCCTCCTCAAAAAGAGTTCTGGCTGCGGCAACGAAGTTATCGTAATCAATCCGGCTGGTAGGATACCCAAGTTTTCTGGTATCCGTAAGCATGTCGTAGATAACATCAATAGGATTAACATTGAATCCCATCTGCTGATATAGTCCATCCCCCGCAGGCCACGAACCAGCCACAAAACTGTAGTTTTGTAGATCAGGGTTGGATCCAATAAACCACCTGAAGTCGTCCACACCCCCAAAGAACATCGATAGGAATCCCCTATACCCGGGGATGATGGACGGGTCCATCACCAGAGACATACGCTCACCCGCGACGGTGGTTGATGCGTATGGGGTTGTGGGATCTACGAGCTGCTGTGTTGGCCCACCATTGAGGAACTCCACAAACCCACCAATTTCCATGGATGGGCCCTGGGTAGCAGCGAGTGGATGACCCCAGACAAAACAAGGTTTGGTATCTGTTTCAAAGTTACCGCCCCCCACCAAGGCATTTAGGCGAACATATCCGGCAAGGGGAAACGTATCTCCATACGCTTCATCTGGTAGTCTTTGCTCAGCAGCGTATATAGACTGGATTTTTGCGGTGCCTCCATCCATGATCATACCAACTACATAGAGTGCTTCTGTTCCGTATAGGTAGGGAGCACCCTGCCAGTATGTCTGAGCATCTAGGTCCGGATGTTGTGGGAACCACGGGCTTCCAGGCCCGGGGATTGGGTACGGGGCTGGTGGTCCGATCCATGCAAGGATGGGAGCCTTAACCATACAGAGTCCATAGATTAGAGGAATTGGCGCTCCTTCGTCGGTGCGCGGAATTCTAATCTCTGAAGCTGGATTAGGTCTATCCTCGTTTGAAAAAAATCTGTGGTAGATGAACTGAAATCCAAACGAGAGTAGTGCGATAGCAGTAACAGGATCCATTATCTACTCCGAGGTAAAGATTCCATACCCACCACCGATATGCGGATTAGCACTGGGTAGCTTTGGGATCCCTCCATAGTTCAACTGATTTGCAAACGTGGTTCTACAGATACCAATCTCATGGGCGCATCCAGCGTAAACTGTGACTGCATCCCCATCCTGCATTTCAAAGATCGGGTACTGTAGTGTTAGAACTGTACCGATATGATCGAAGATAGTCATTGACTCACCACTTGGCACGTGGATTATCTCACCGAACTTCGCCCAGTAGTTGGGTTGTCCTCCCATCGAGGCAACGATTACCTGCTGACCAGACCTAGAAACGACTGTGGTATCAACCTTGTGGGAATTCTTATCCACACCGCATGATGGATCGTACAGGCTATACCCACACGTAATACCAACGGATAGAACAGGAAGTCTCCGCTTCATCATCCTTGTTGAATCTGCGGGGATTAAGAACGATGCGGTGTGCTCCTCTACAGACATGGATACGACACGACCGCGCCAAACACTAACGGCCTCACCACTATTCATCTGGAGTCTGAACATTTCAGCGGTGATCACCCTGGGCGGTCCACTAGGTACCAGGTATCTTTGACAGAATGCGTGTTTGATGGGAAGCTTCAGGATCGCATCCCTAGAATCAGAATTAGCGGACACGCCTAGCTCACCACGACCAACACTGACAGAGGTGTACGTTTCTCCGTTGATTACAGTATCCTTAACTGCGCTGGTCAGTCTGTAGGTAGTATTACCGTGAGAAATTTTAAATCCCTCACGAATTTCACCAAGCTCAACACTGCTTTCATCAGATTGAAAACTCACCGCTGCACCACCCGGACTGTAATCTTAGTGGAGAAGGTATTTGCTTCCCAATCAACAACAACCTGATCACTCTCCAGCCGACAGATTTCCATCCAGGATAGAAGACTTACATCTTCACCAGAGAGGGTAACTGCTACTTCACTCTCATCAACCATCGTGAGAGTAAGCGTACCATCCAGATTGTCCACAGCGTTTGTAATCTTCACTCTGGTTGTTGTTCCATCTACCTGAACTACCTGTAGATGCTCTCGCAGAAGTGGCCACCACGCAAAGAAATCACCATCATCCGCATCTGGCCCTAGAACAACTAGTTCCCCGACTGCGTGGGACTGATGGATTAAGTCATTTCTCCAGGTTGGTAGCCAAAAACTCTTCCACCTGCCGCGAATGGTCCAGAGGAACTTCTTCAGCCACTGCCACTCGGAGACACTGTTGCGTCGATAGAAGATTTCACGCCCCCAGTCTGATACGCTCCCGAATGTGTCAACAAATGATGGACCGCCGATATTGGTCAGTGTTGTGAGGCTGTGAGAAGAATCACCCACAGTGTTATCTGCGATTAGGAAGCGATCCCACACCGGCCTGAACCAATACGTTGTGACATTCATCCCATTCCCGACCACCCCTACAGAATCATACCCACCATCGAATGGGGCAGGTCCAAATTCGTCATCACCACCTGCAATAACGGCAAGTGGATCCCATGTACCGATCATATCGATCAGGGCACTGCTGCCGGAAATAAGATCAAAGAGCTGACCTAGAGAAGTAGTGTCTGGAACAAAGCGAAAGGTGATGTCATCCCCGACCTCCTCCAACTCACCACTATTTACTAAGGCATCCCCCTCAAAGGTAATTGTCTTATCGTTTCCTGCAATACCCGCGACCTTATCTCTGAGAATAACTCCATCCAAATTACCACTATTGGTGACTGGAGTCTCTAGTGAGATGAGTGCTTTCTGCCCTTCTGTCCCTGCGAAGTCGTAGAGAATTGCTGTGGCGTTGATATTCCACATCTCGATCGTTTCATCACTATGGTATCGTGAGAATCCAATCTTAGGATCTAGGTAGACAGGCATGGCTGGCATCACCTGTGCTCCGCGACTACCAATAGCTCCTGGAGCTTTGCTGATCTCAATAGTCGTAGACGTAGTCGACTGAATCACCGCTTCAATGGTGTTTCCTTCAGTGTCCTCAACGATGACTCGTTGGCTGGTAAATGCCCAGTCGCATAGAGTGAGGGAGGTCGCACTTACATTCAGTGTGGTCCCTGTAGTATCATCCGTGAGAGAAATCCCCTCATACGCAAGACCAAGAAGAAATGGTGATCCAAGTGCTGCGTACTTAGCAATCTGACTACGATTTGCTAGTGACTTACCCCCGATGAGGAGAGCCTTACCAGAATAAGTCTGCTCCGGAAGATGTCTGTTATTGATTCTCTGTTCCTCACCACTACCGAACTTGTGGATATCAGTTGCCCAGGAGTAGGTTACGGAAGTTCCTGACTCTAGTGCGATGTTGAACGTGCCTGCACCAGACGGTCCGTTACCTGCGATGAATCCGAATGGGGCGAAGAAGTCCGGGTAGTGCTTACTCCAGAACGTACCTGTGCCCCACACGTCCGGATACATCGGCCCCCAGAATCTTGGGAACCCGTTGCTCGGTGGGCCAGACGGCATCTTACGTCAGATCCCCGGGGGTGATCGTGAGGCGACCAGTGTCATCAGTGGTGACAGTCCAACGCGTCTTGGTATCAGCGACGTTTCTAAACACCAGACTACCTGTGGTGAAGTCCGTAACCTTACATCCGTTAAGGCTAACCAGGAGTCGAATCATCTGCACCAGGGTGATGGATCCCTCAGCCGAAGCACCGAGAACGGCTGCTGCGATGTCTGCAGGAGTACCACCCTGCGCCTCTCCGAAGATTTCGAAGATGGACGTATTGTCTGGATTCACAAACCAGGCAGAGTCAACGGTAGCTATCTTAGTGGCTCCAACGTACAGAGTAATCTGTCTTGTCTGACCGATACCAGTACCCCCAACAATACGGATGGTGCCGTTCGTGTAGATGTCGTTAGTGGCACTGGCGCTCGCGTCAAGAGTAATCGTGGTACCACTACCAGCCTGGGCCGTGCCGTAGCGCGCCTCTCTGAACAGGTCCAGCGCGTCCTGGGCGAAGGTCGCCCTGGTGATGGCTCCTGCGCCCAGGGAGGCAGCCGGGGCAACGACGCGATCCCACTGCACCTCCAGCGACGACAGCGAGGTCTTCGCGCGCACGCCAACAGCACCAGGGTCTGCCGTGTCGGTCGCGGTCGGCTGATACTGGTACTGCCCGAGGCCCCACTCCACGATGTTCGCGATCAGCACGTTGGTCCACGCCCGCGTGGCCGGACACGAGAACTTCAGCTCGTCGGTCACGCCGGCACCGACGTCGTTCCACGTGTGCCCGGTGATCGCTGCACCCGTGGTGTCGTTGTACAGGGAGAACGCGATGGCTGATGCCGAGCCGCTGCTGTCTTTGTCGATGGTCATTCGGGGCGGTCCCTTCAGTCGGTGGCTGCGTCGGTCACTCCGGCGTCAGGCGCGGTCACGTCGGTCTCGGGCGGGCCGTAATCGAACACGGCCAGGAGGCGCACGGTGTCCTCGCTGACGTTCTTCGCCTGAAGCTCGAACCAGGTGGCATCGACGTTGTCGACGAACTTGACCCCGACCGTCTCGAACTTGCCAGCGGCCTGGCTCGTGTACGTGATGATCCCGACGCGCCAGCCTGCGGGGAGGTTCACGCCCGTGGTCACGATCTCGCCTGGCTTGACTGCCCGCGTCGCGAGGTCGGTCGACTTGGTCAGACCGAGGGTCATCGCTGCGTCCACGGGAACGGGTGGCGGTGGAGGCGGCGGCGCATCCTCCCCGCGCGAGACGACCGCGACGATGAGGGCTGCGGTGAGAGCGGCAGCGCCGCCGATGGTGAGCTTCTTTCGATCGATTGCCATGATGTTCCTCCTCAGTG